TTAAACACCCCTCTCACTTATGTAATTAACTACAATAAGGCTACAGACTTCAACAGCCGCGGTGATTTTGAAGATCGTACAACAGCTCCTTCTGTACCGAACCAAGCTTCTGCAACATCTATTGTTATCCCTGAGATCAACGTACAGATGAAATCGCAGACCATCTCTGCTAAGACTCGTAAGTTGAAAGCACAGTGGACGCCTGAATTCGCTCAGGACCTGAACGCATATCACTCTCGTGACGCAGAAGCCGAATTGACCGGTCTGCTCTCCGAGCACATCTCCCTTGAGATCGACCTCGAAGTGCTTGACATGTTGATCAGCAACGCTCCTACGACTGAATACTGGTCTGCTAAAATTGCTACTACTGTTAGTACATCCGGCACAGGTACCACTACAACAGACGGTACTGGTTTGTACTACACCCAGATGAGCTGGTTCCAAACTCTCGGTATCAAACTTCAGAAAGTTTCTAACATCATCCACCAGAGAACTCTCCGTGGCGGTGCTAATTTCCTCGTTTGCTCTCCGACAGTTGCTACCATCCTTGAGTCAATCCCTGGCTTCGCAGCTGACACAGACGGTGCAGCAGACACCATGAAGTATGCCTTCGGCGTACAGAAGATCGGTGCTCTGAACAGCCGCTACAAGGTTTACAAAAACCCTTACATGCTTGAGAACGTGATCCTGCTCGGTTTCCGTGGCAGCCAGTTCCTTGAGTGTGGCGCTGTTTACTCTCCGTACGTGCCGCTGATCATGACGCCTCTTGTGTACGATCCTAATACCTTCACTCCTCGTAAAGGTATCATGACTCGTTACGCAATGACCATGGTTCGTCCTGAATTCTACGGTCTCGTAATCGTATCTGATCTGAACGTGGTTTAATAGCCGCTAAAGTAGGATAAAAATAAAAGGGGCTCCCAAAAGGAGCCCTTTTTTTATTTGGTTAGTTCTCGATATTTATACCAAACAAGTTCTCAATGGAAAACCAACAGGCGAAGAGGACACCTAAGAACCCGATAAGGTTCTTAGTTCCTCTGAACGATGAGCAGAAAGAAGCGAAATCGATCATACTGGAAAACAAAATAACGGTTCTAAAGGGTCAAGCAGGTTCCGGTAAATCTCTAGTCGCAGCGCAAGTTGCTCTAGATTTGCTGTTCAGGAGGGACGTCGAAAAGATCATCCTCACAAGACCAGCTGTTACATCGGGAGAAGACATCGGTTTTCTTCCGGGATCTAAAGACGACAAGTTAGCGCCTTACACCGCAGCGATATACGACAACATGTATAGACTGTACGATAAGGACAAAATAGATAAATGCGTTGCGGACATGAAGATAGAGGTGATACCTTTGGCTTTCATGAGAGGCAGAAACCTCACCAACTGTTGCGTGGTTGTCGACGAAGGACAGAACATAACTCACAGGCAGATGGAGCTGATGCTCGGTCGCCTCTGTCAGGGTTCAAGGATGATCATCTGTGGCGATATTGCTCAGATAGATCTAAAGGACAAGAAGATGAGTGGTTTTAATTTTATATGTACCAACTTCAAAGAGGTTGAAGGTTTCGCAGTAGTTACACTGAAAACAAATCACAGGGATCCTATAGTGGAAAAAATACTGGAAATATATAAAGCTCACGACTGATGGCATCAACCGCAACTACACCGATTTGGGACGGAACCGCCGGTTCGATATCGGGTTCTACACCCTTCGGATTTTACGATTCAGAAGCACAATTCCAAGCCGATGGACCAAAGGTTGCAAACTATTGCGCTCGCAAATTGGGTTATCCCATAATGGAGGTCGAATTGCAGTCAGGATCATTTTATGCTTGCTTCGAAGAGGCAATATCGATATACGCAGAGGAGCTCTATCACGCAAAGATTAAAGATAACTATCTGGCTTTAGAGGGTTCTCCTACGGGTTCACAATTGAACAACACTGTTGTAGTTCCTACTCTGAATTCTATAATAACGGTAGCAGAGAACTACGGAACACCTATACAAGTAGGAGGATACATAGACCAATATAAAGCTCCATTGTATCTTACGTCTAGTACACAGACTTACGATCTTCAAGCTTGGGCCATCGCAAACGGTCACATAACTGCTGACGATCGAATAGTCGTTAATAGAGTGTATTACGAAGGACAACCTGCTATTAACCAATACTACGATCCTTACATAGGAGGATCCATAAACTATCAAGGAGCAGTAGAAAACTTCGGTTGGGCTTCTTATTCACCAGGTCTAAACTTCGTTCTTTTCCCGATTTATTGGGACATATCTAGAATACAAGAGATCGAGATGTCTAACAACGTTCGCAGATCGATGTACTCATTCCAGATAACTAATAATAAACTCACCATATTCCCTTGGCCTGACAAAGACGGTATAGTGGTGTGGATAGACTACGCAAAGAAGAGCGAAGTCTCTAATACGCAAATGAACTCTCCGTACTCAGGCAGCACTGGACTTGTTACTAACCCTTCAAACGTACCTTACGGTAGCATAACTTATTCTTCGATAAACCAACCCGGTAGACAGTGGATCTACGAGTATACGCTTGCGCTCGCTTCCGAACTTCTTGGATTGATTAGAGGCAAGTACACTCAGATCCCTGCCCCCGGCGCGGAAGTAACTCTAAACGGAGCAGATCTCATATCGAAAGGTAAAGATCAACAAAACGCTCTTAGAGAGAAGTTACGTCAGGACTTCGAAGACATGAGTCGAAAGGCTCAGTTAGAGAGAAAGCAATCGGAGAATCAATCGATCTCCAGCACGTTGAACGATGTACCAATGTTCATTTACATAGGATAACATGGGATTATTTGGATCGGTAAGGGACGTAGCGACATTCAAGATCTTCACTAAGGAGCTTGTAGAAGACATCATATCTCAAGAGGTAGGTTATTACAAGATAATGCTTGCTGATACGCCTCCAAACGTTTACGGAGAATCAACGAAGAGATACTACGTGGGACCTGTTTTGATTCCGTGTATGATCGACAGAGGAGATTTTAACATGGAAGAGAAAGACATGACCGTCGATTCCATTCGAGACGTAAAGTTCAGGTTCTTCAAAGACCATTTGATCGAAGCTAACGTGGTACCAGAAGTAGGTGACTTTATAATGTATTACGAAGACTACTACGAAGTACATAATGTAAATGAAAACCAATTGATATTAGGAAAGAACCCAGATTACGTATATTCTAGCGGAGCAGCTAACTTTGGTCAATCCTATTCGATAATATTGGAGTGTCATTACTCAAGTCCTGATAAATTGGGTATAACTAAAGAAAGATTGTAATGGCAATACAAAAAGTAAGACCGCAAAATCGTAGGGAGTTCATGAGTAAGCTCGTGGGACCGGCCTACGATCCAAAAGAGGGAACAGTACCTGTACCCTTCTCTGAACCTTCAAAACTTGGTCAACCGGAAAGTAATCGCGCGTACCAGACCACTCTAAAAGGCGATACAGACAAAGACTTCTACATCGGTATAAAAGACCTCGATGAAGCGGTGATGTACTATTTCAACAACGTTTTGAAACTGTCAGTTGTACAGAACAACACAAGAATCAACGTACCCGTCATATACGGTACACCTGAATATTGGAAGACTATACAGTCAGACGGTTACTATCGAGACGAGAACGGTAAAATGATGGCGCCTCTTCTCATGTTCAAGAGAAGATCCGTGGCTCAGAACAGGAATCTAGGTTACAAGCTCGACGGAAACCTTGTTCATAACTTACAAACCTTCGAAACCGCTTTCAACAAGAGGAACTTCTATAGTAATTTTAACATACTTAATAGTAGAGTCCCAGAGAAGAAATACGTGGTAGCAGTGACCCCCGACTACGTCACTGTGACTTACGATTGCGTAGTTTGGACTTACTTCGTTGAGCAGATGGATAAGCTCATTGAAGCCTTAAACTTTGCTTCTAGGAGCTACTGGGGTGATCCCAATCGATTCCAATTCATGACTATTATAGATTCATTTGAGGATTCAATAAATTACGGAATAGGAGAGAATAGAGCTGTAAAAAGCACGTTCTCAATGACCCTTAACGGTTACCTGATACCTGACACCATAAATAAAGCAATGGCCAATGCCACTAGGTATTATGGAGTTTCTAACATAGTATTTGCTCTAGAAACAGCGGACTCAAAAGAATCTTTTAACGCAGCCATAAAGAAGCCGGCGCAGAGGTCTGGTGTAGTACCTGTAAAACTTAGCGATTCTGTGAACACCACAATAATAAACAATAACTACGCTGACTTCGATCCGGCTATAGTAACGTACTTAAATACGAACAAATCTGTGACAGGTACCGTAGTGAACTCAAACACAGTTACTTTCGCAGACACTTGGTTGATAGCTCCTACCGGTATTCCTCCCACTTCTGCCGCAAACTTTACATTCTTTGTCAACGGTCAGTTCGTGGAACCTACAAGCATCACAAGCTTCACAAACGGATCGACCCTGGTGCTGAATACATCAGCTCTGGGATACGCTCTTGAATTGGACGATGTAGTACTAGCTATAGGTAAATTCGCTTGATATGGCACGATTGAAACTGAAACAGGTGCTTTCCAACCTCTCTTACGACGATACCAACGATAAGCTGATATTGACTGGGGGAAGCAGTCAACCTGCGTTCTACATCGAAGGAGCCGTATACGTGACTTCTTCTTCTACGGTTACCGGATCTGTGACAATAGCAGGTGTCGATACTTTTGGAGATTCTGGTAGCTTCGATTCCATCGATTTGGGAGATTACTGATATTTATATTCGGACTACATAGTCCTAATCGGTTTCGTATGGCGAGTATATACTAACAGCGAACCGGACACATGTCTAATCAATTCCTAAAGCTGCGCAGGAGCTCAGTTCCTGGCAAGGTACCAACAACCTCCTCTCTAGAATTCGGGGAAATAGCCCTGAATACCTACGACGGCCTCGCTTTCATAAAAAAGTCGGGTTCTAACGGAGAGGAAATAATAGCGATAGGAGCGACAGCAACGGTAAGCGGCTCGCAATATTTCATACCCGTATTCTCAGGTAGCGGAGTAACAGAATCACTTCTATATCAATCAGGATCTTTCTTAGGTTTTCCAAACGCAACACAGCCTGTTGATCCATTAAATCCTGACGTATTTTTTATAAGCGCAAGTGGACTAGATACGTACAACCTCATTTCTGCGCATTCTGATAGAAACGGATACGTACAGCTCAATATACAGAATTTTTCAAGTAATTACCTAGCGTCATCAGATGTAGTAGCCACCGCGAACAACGGAAACGAAAGCGCGTACTACATCGACATGGGTATAAACAGCGAGGGTTACTCCAATTCTAACTTGATAGGAGCTGCCAATGACGCCTACGTTTATTCTACTGGTAACGATCTCTATCTCGGAAACGCAAGTTCAGGTAAGAGGGTAATCATATTCAACGGAGGATTTGATACTACGACCAACGCGAAGATATTCATTCACGAGCAGGGAACTGTAGGTATCAACACGTCTACCTACAATACATTAAACCCTCCGTCGCTACAGGTAAAAGCTCCTAACACTACTACCTACAACGTAATACAGGCAGTAGGAGAAACCGACAACTACTCACAGATAGCGAACGTTAACAAAGGTGGCGGTCAAGCTTCCTCTGCGGACATAGTAGTCTACAACAACATAGATCCTGACAACCAGCTCGCTGGTTTCTTGGACATGGGTATAAACTCTACGGAGTACGTTTATAACGGAGTTTACCCAGGTACTGCGGGAGACGCATACCTGTTTACAGACGCTCATCATTTGTTGCTAGGCTCTGTATCCCAAAGCTTAAACTCAAAAGTTACTATTTTTGCCGGAGGCATAAGCGAAGCCGATAACGCTAAGCTGATCCTGTACGGCAGTAACCAGCACCAAATGACGGGATCCCTGAACGCTACCGAAGGCTTCACTGGATCCCTGTACGGCACTGCTAGTTGGGCTTTAAACGCTTTAACTGCTTCTTACATTTCCTCTGGCTTAATAGGAAACGTATTTCAAATAGCCACAGGTAGCGTAACAGCGAGTGTAAATGTAGGAAACGACGGAATATTTCTGATAAAATCTGCGAGCAATGCAATATTCGAAATATCAGGTTCTGGAAAATCTACGCTATACACCGACATTTTCATAGTAAAAAATTACACAACAAAACAACCAGTATTAACAGTAAGCGAAAGTGTAGTAAAATTTGCAACCCACTCCTTAGATCCTACCGGAACAACAGACGCTGGGTCTATATGGTTTACAGCAACAAACATGTACATCGCTTTAGAATGACAGCGAACGAAAACCAACTTTAGATATTTATTAACAACCGTAAATTAAAACACAATGGCAGTTTGGAGAAAAGTCATAGTATCAGGTAGTACCGCCAACCTAGCGGCAGCTCAGGTAGACAACCTAACCAACGGATACGTAGTAATCGGTGGAGGCCAGGCCTCTAACCTCAGTGCAAGGGCCGTAAGCGGTTCGGGTGCGATACTGGCCGACGGCGCTAGTAACATATCTCTAAACGGCGCATTTACGGGCAGCGCTAGTTTGACCGGTTCTTTTACGGGTTCATTTTCAGGAGTTCACTCTGGATCATTCTCCGGTTCATTTAGAGGAGACGGTTCTGGATTGACGGGCGTAACCGCTCAGGCTTCTTACGCTTTGACTTTTGGAGAAGGCATAGGATCCCTTGGTCCTTCCGTATCCTCTTCTTATAACGGTAACCAGGCGGTAACCATTGTAGTATCAGGTACTGTTGATCTCACGAACAACGTTATAACTAAGTGGGATAACACGGCCAATAAATTTGCAGTCTCTTCTTTAACCGACGACGGTACAACTATAACAGGCACCACTTCTGTAAGGTTAAGCGGAGCAAACTCTTCTTTAACCGGTTCTTTCACTGGTTCCTTTAACGGAGCAGTAGCTGGAACCGCTTCTTGGGCCTCTCAAGCTCTCACAGCATCTTCAGTAGGCGCACTAAACCAAAACGTTACTATAACTGGTTCTTTAATAATCAGTTCTTCTGCCGCTGTAGAATTGTTCGTACTCGGAGGCACTCAATTTACTGGATCGGTAAGCTCCACAGGAGGATTTACCGGTTCTCTTTTTGGCACCTCTTCTTGGGCTAACAACGCGGTACAGGTAGGTAACTCTCTGACTCTAGGAAACGGTCTGACAGGTGGTCCTTACAACGGTTCCGCGGCAGTAACCGCAGACGTTGGAGCAGGAGCACTTATATCAGTTGACGTCAACGCAGTATACGTAGCTACTTCATCACTCTCAGCTAACCAGATTCCTAAGTACAGCAACAACACGCTTTCGGGATCTAACATATCCGATACTGGTACTCAAGTACAGATCGCCGCTGGTGCCACCTCAGGTTTGAGCGTTGCAGCCGGTGGTATAACAGTGACTGGTAACTCAACGTTTAACAACGGTGTTACTATTGCAGGCAACTTAACTGTAGCAGGTACAGCCAGCTTCACCAACACCGATAGCTTATTTGTAGCCGATAAATTTATAGCTCTAAGCTCAGGATCAACAAGCGTAGCTGATTCTGGTATTATAGTCGTAACATCGACAGTCGGAGGTAACATGTCTGGTTCGGCTTTCTATTTAGAGTCTACCACTGATGCAGCTCCTAACTACGGTCGTTGGGCCATGGCAGCTAACATTAACGCTACTGCTTCTATAGCAACCGCAGACGAATATGTCGTATCTGCTAAGATAGCACAGGCTAGCAACCCTTCTGCAGCACCTACTTGGGGAGGAGGAACTCAGGGTACAGGTAACATGTGGATAACTAACGCTGGAGACATATTCATCTATTCGTAATAAACTAAACTAAAGTTATGGGAATTCTTTCTAAAATAACAGGTAATAGGACACCAGAACAAGCTCCTCAAGTAACTAATGAGTTAAGCAAAGAGGAACTCGAACTTCTGCTTAGGATCATGGGAAACGCAGATCTCAAAGGTAGAGAAGTAGAATTTTTCTATACGATGGTACTAAAACTCCAAAACCAGTATCTACTGAAACAGCAACAACAATAATAAAAAGTTATGGACATATTTTCTATAGACGTTACGTACAACGAGATTTCTTTCTTGCGTCAAGCTCTTGATCTGGTCACAGTGAACGGTAAAGACGCTAAATTCTTGGCCAACTTACAGACAAAACTGGAAAACGAATTGGCAGAGATACAAAACATGAAGACCAAAGAGGAAGAAAAGAAACAAAGAGAACTCAAGGCCATATTAGAAGCAGAAGCCACAAAGTCTTCCAAAAAATCGTAATTTTCCGTATATTTATAACCAAAGGACCCTGTTGGCCCATTTGGGAAGTAGGCACCCGCACGGCATAAGTGTGTGTATCTAACCGCAGAAAAAGTCCTTAAAAATTAGTATGCCGAACTGGAGGAAAGTCGTGGTCTCAGGATCTGATGCCACGTTAAATTCATTGTTTGTATCTACTGCCGTTACGGCCAGTATATTTTCTGGATCTCACACTGGATCTCTATTCGGTACAGCTTCTTACGTAACAGGATCAATACACACTGCTGGTAACCTAGCTCTATCTGCTTCTTACGCTATAAGTTCTTCTTTTGTAGTAAGTAGCTCATTTTCAACAACCTCATCTTTCGCAAACAGTTCTCTAACCGCGTCTTACCTAAACCCTCTCAATCAAGGGAACGTAATAATAACGGGTAGCGTTTACATATCGGGATCTAACACTTCTTTAGTTATAGGAGGTAACGTAACCGCATCAACTGAAGCAGGTTTGATAATTGGATTACCTCCAAATGGGGTAAATACAGGAGAAGGTGGTCAAATAATACTACAAGCACCAAACATAAGCGGATACACTTCCGCTTCGATGATCGATAACTTTCAAAATCAATTTAGATTATTAAGAGGAAATAATACCTCTAGTGATGCAGTACATTTGAATGTGAACATGCACACTGGTCAACTTGGTTTACCAAGATATTTAAACACCACCTCATTCCCCGGTACCGCAACTGCAAACTTAGCAGTAGATTCCGCAGGTAACGTAATAACAATATCTACATCAGGAGGAAATGTTTTTCCTTATAGCGGATCCGCGCAAATAACTGGTAGTTTAAGTGTCACCGGATCAATAACTTCAACCACAGCTATTTACGCTCTTGCAAACGGAGCAATGTACTTCAGAGGCGGAGACGACGCGGAACTTTGGGACATAAACGTAGCCAATACTGTAGGCATCTACGGACAACAGGATCAAGGAATTGGAGCTGTAAAATTAGGTTCAGGAGGAGGAACTCTGACAGGAAGAAGTGGTAGCATAGGAATAGGAACAACCACGCCTTCTCCATCGACAAAATTAGACGTCGCAGGTAACACAAACATTGTGACCGGTAGCGCTAGTTTCACAGGATCTGTTAATGCAACTCAAGGAGGATTCACAGGCAGCTTGTTAGGAACGGCTTCATTTGTAACTGGATCCATATACACAGCGGGTAACTTAGCGCTATCTGCTTCTTATGCCATAAGTTCTTCTTACGCAATAAGTAGCTCATTCGCAACAACTGCCTCTTACGTAACAGGATCCATACACACTGCTGGTAACTTAGCCCTATCTGCTTCTTATGCTCTCACAGCTTCTTACGCTTTAAACTCAGATTTTCCTTACACAGGTTCAGCAATAATAAGCGGAAGTTTAAGGATAATAGAATCCGGTTCCATCGGTTTAATAGTCACAGGTTCTGAGAGAATAACTGGTAGCTTAGGAGTAACAGGATCAGCTTCAATTACAGGATCACTTACTGTAGGAGGAGTTAGTTTCAATAGAGGAATCCATTCGGTAGCCATAGGAAACGCTCTTACTTCTAGTGGATACGCTTCTCTAGCGTTGGGAGACGGTAGCGTACTCAACGGTATTGTAGTTACGGGAGATTACGCGGTGGCTTTTGGTATAGGTGGAGACGGAGTTCTTACTTCGACTGGTACTGCTTCATTTGCTCACGGAGACGGAACTTACGCCACAGGAAAAGCTTCTCACGCAGAGGGACAAGGCGCTCAAGCGGTAGGAGCGAATTCTCATGCAGAGGGGTATTACGCTAGAGCTTCCGCTTCTTTTTCACACGCAGAAGGAAACTCTACAGATGCTAGAGGAACTTATTCTCACGCAGAGGGATCATCTACAAACGCAGTAGGAAACTACTCTCACGCAGAAGGTGACGGTACTGTAACATCAGGTAGTTTCGCTCACTCAGAGGGAAGCGGTACAGTAGCTAGAGGCCAAAGCTCTCACGCAGAGGGAAGCGATACTTTTGCAGTAGGAAACTGGTCCCATGCAGAAGGTTCTTCTACTCTCGCTAGCGCTTCCTATTCTCACGCAGAAGGAAGACTTACAACTTCTAGCGGTCAGTTCTCTCACGCAGAGGGTTGGGGAACAGTGACAAGTGCATCTTATCAGTTAACGATAGGCCAATGGAACATCAGCTCCTCTGCGCAATCGGCTTTCATAATAGGAAACGGAACAGCGGACGCCTCAAGAAGCAATCTCGTGTTCGCTTCTGGATCTCAAGTTCAAATTACAGGATCTTTAATTCTAAGCGGTTCTACTACAGCGGAATTAATGGTTATGGGAGAACAACAAATAACTGGATCTTTAAATATAACTAACGGAATAGTAGCGCAGTCTATCACAGCTTCTTTTACAGGAAGCTTGACAGGCGCTTTGATAGGAACTGCCTCTTACGTAACAGGATCAATACACACTGCTGGTAACTTAGCCCTATCTGCTTCTTACGCTCTCACAGCTTCTTACGCGCTAAACTCAACTGGAGGATCTTCTTTCCCGTACACAGGTTCAGCAATAATAAGCGGAAGCTTAATAATAATAGAATCTGGTTCCGTTGGTTTAACGGTCACAGGATCGGTATTCATTTCGGGATCTTCTGCAACTGATTTAAAACTTTTAGGAAACCAAGAAATAACGGGATCTTTGGTCGTAAGCGGTTCTGCTACAACAGAATTACTTGTATTAGGAGACCAACAGGTAACAGGATCCGTATTCATAACGGGTTCCCTTTTTGCTTCTAACATAAAAGCGGGAACCATAGCGAACTCGTCTTTCACCAGTTCTCCTCAAGGAAGTCCATCGTCATCAGCGGTAGTTTTTACCCCGGCTTTTTCTAGCAACAACTACGCTGTGACTGTAACAGGGGACGACGCTCGAGTGTGGGAGATAGATTCTAAAACAGCGACCGGTTTTACGGTCAACTCTAACAGCATTGTGACTTTGACAGGTAACACGTATTGGATAGCAATAGGATACTAAAAATTTATGGCAGTACTATATTTAGATAGCGGAAGCATAAACAATTTGACGGTCGGAAACTCGCTGAGCAACGCAACCGCTGTCTCTGCGCAAACGGCCAGTTTAAACGTTGCGATACAGGGAGGTATCTCTACACAAGTTTCACAGCTGGTTTTCTCTAGCGCGAACAACATATCCTTTGGTCTTGCCGGCAATACGCTTACAGCGCTTTATTCTCCTCCTGCTATATCGTATTACGAAAACATACCTGCGATACAGAACCTTGCTTCTTTCGCTTTTTCTTCCAACACTAATTTTATACAGCCTTTTGCGATACCTTATAACTTATCTTTGAGTTACATAAGGGTATTACTATCGAATGCTTTTGTTTCTACTACTTTTGCTACCGCGGCTGGAACAAACACGTACGGAGTAACTCAAGGCAATACTTGGTGGGCGAACATATACACTCAAGGCACAGGAGCAAACACTTCTCTTCTACAACTACTAGCGCAAAGCTCAGCAACCATGGAGATAAGGGGAAGGTTCGACGTCAGTGGAGCTACCAACTCTCAATTCTATACGTACAGCATCACGTATCCCGTGACAGGTTCAACAGCGAGCACCGCGGTTAACACACAATCGTCTTTGGCGAACGTAAACATCGCCACAGGACAGTTGTCTAACTTCAACTCGAACAGATTCTTAGACATACCTTTTGCAACTTCTATATCTCAAGGACAATATTGGATAGCTTTTGCAAGATCTAGCACCACTGCCACAGCCGGTAGCAACTTGATGTCCAACTGGAGGTACAACAACAGTAACTTCGGAGTATCCCAGATAAACTCTAGTTTTGCTAACATGGGAACCACAGCGGCCAGCCCATTACAGATAGGATTGGGATCTTTTTCAGTAAACGCAGGTACAACAACCAGTACAGTTACTGTAAGCAACATCAGTTCGGCGGCCAGCCAACCCAAGATACCTTTCCAAATGGTAAGATTCGTTTAACCTAATAATTAAATTGTATAAGTTTGAAACAAAACAATTATATTCTAGGATAGAACTAACATGGGAGTATTACGACTAGATAGCGCGAGCATAAATAACTTGACGGTAACTTACCTTCAAGGCACAGTTGCCTCTGCGTACACTGGTTCAATAAACGTCAGGGATTCTGTAGTATCGACCCAAATCTCTCAATTAGTTTTTCAAAGCGCAAACAGCAACACTTTCGGACTAAACAACGGTACATTGACAATGAACTATGTACCTGCTGTAGTCACGCAGTCTTATTACAACAGTCCAGAACCTTTCATGGGAATGCAAACGGTTGCTACCAACCTTTTTACTTTGGGAGGACAGAGCCAAATCGTACAACCTTTTGTTCTGGACAGAAATCTTAGTTTTGATTACGTTAGATTTCCTGTAACTTACAACCTGGCTTCCACTACTTGGGCCACAACCAACTCCGGAACCTCCTACACCCTTGGTCAGACACAGAACTACTACGCGAACATATACAGTTTGGGTACAGGAACAAACTCCGCCGTTCTTCAAAGGGTCACAGGAGGATCGTTTAACATGGCAGTCTCTATAAACGTTAGTATACCTGGAGGAGTTGCTTCAACTCAACACGCGGTTACATACAACCTAACCTACGGCGTGACGGGAAGCACAGCTACTACAGGAACCCTTTGGGCCAGCGCAGGAGCCAGCATAAGTGTACTCACTACCCATTTGACCGCTTTCACAGGAAATAAATACATAGACGTGCCTTTGGGTACGATCTTAGGAAGAGGAGCGTATTGGATGGCTTTTCAAAGATCTACTTCTTTGGCAAGCGCAGGTGTGAACTCATTGTCGAATCTTTCGCACAGTAATACCAATTTCATAATAACACAAGCCAATACCAGGTTCGCTGAGATGGGAGGAGACTCTACAGCAGCTACCAACAATTTAAAATACGGACTTAAGTTCGGATTGGGTTATTATACTACTAGTAATAACGGAGGCACGACAAACAGTATATCTCTAGACGCAGCTAATTTTTCAACAGCAGGATCTCATCCAATGATACCTTTTCAATTAATAAAAGCATAAACTAAAAACAAAAAAATAGTTATAAAATGAGTCAAATAAAACCGCAAATCGTTGTACAAGGTTACGAAGGTTTTCACAATGAAACACCGCACAAAGAGAACGTAAAAAAGAACGCATACAGGGATCTTTCGACCATCTGTATAGTTCCCACAAGAGGAGTCATACCCGCAAAAGTTGTCCAATCTTGGATGGCTTTAATGGCACCTATGAATCAAAAATTCGTTAGGATGTTTGCCATAGGTATGGAAGTAGGAGCTGCTTACTCTACCACAATAGAGCAGATACTGGAAAATCCCGAACTTTCAAAGTGGAAGTACATACTTACGCTAGAAGAAGACAACTGTCCTCCTCCTGATGGACTTATAAAGCTGTACGAACACATGGACAAGTACGACGCCATAGGAGGACTTTATTGGACTAAAGGCGTAGAAGGAAAACCGATGTGCTACGGCAATCCCGAGGTATTTCCTCTAAACTTCGTACCCTTCATGCCAGAA